GGCAGTAGCTGGCACGTATTCCATCAACTGGTTTTCCAGTAGATAGAGATTGCCGTGATGGGCTACGCGCCCCTGTTCGTAGAGCGCGGATATCGGTTCAGCGCGGGCAAATTTCCCTTTATTGGCATGAACACGAATAATGCGGCCTTTGAACCCGGCGTTACGCAGTGTTTCCTCTGCCATATCACCGCCCTGGTTCGTTTCGATAACGATGGCATCAGCGCCATGTTCCTCATAGGCCCACATAGCCTTTTTAGCCCAGCC